GGACCCTCTCCTTCAACCTGGTATTTAATCAACCAAGTATCAGAATTGAATCCCACCATCTGGTTGGACGAAAGTGACTTCATGAAGACAAAGACTCCTAAGCCAAGAAATTGGTCCGAGGAATACCGTCTTCAACAGTTTGAGATCGCTAAGCGTCTCCTTCGTGAGAAGCGGAATGAAATCTACTTCAAGCGAATGAATACAGTTGAGAAACTCTTCCAGCTCAAGAGAGCCGGTAAGCTTCGGAAAGACGGGCAATACAACAAACCGCACATTGTTTATCCGCTTAAACTTAAGTACGCACCTTATCAGGTGGTCAGTACTGGTACAAACGGGTTGGCAAGTACGTATGATGTAGCGACCGTGGATCCGTCGAATCTCTCCCTGTATCGGGCTTATACAGACCACTCTATTTCCATCAATACGCCTAACTTTCATACGGTTGGTAAGCGCCCGAAGCTCTTGCCGGATCACACCTTTGGTGCGGCCCACGCAAGTTATTCGGATACGCCTTACTCACGTACGTCAGTCAGTCCGGATGGGTGGACATATACTGAATCTGCACCCCACTGTTGTCACATTGACTGGTTCCAACCTTCGCAACTCGGCACCTCTCAGAGGAACGAGTGCAAAGCCGTAGCCCATAATAGGCTTCACGCACGTGTCAATAAAATGCACGTTAATGTTGGACAAATGTTCGCAGAGCGTAAACAGACGGTCGGCCTGATCGTGAATGCGTCAAACCGGTTAGTCTCAGCTGCGAGAGCTCTGAGACACGCCGATTGGCGCAGTTTCGAAAAAGCTTTAAGTCTTGAAGTCTTGGGTCGCCATCATGGTAAGGGTAACCCGAACCTTGAACGGACTTTTCAAAAGGTGGCCAAAACCGCCCCCGAGAAGCGCCTGGCGAATCACTGGCTAGAGTACACCTTTGGGTGGACTCCGCTGCTTAGTGACATCTACGGTTCAGCGGAACTTCTTGCTTCACATGCAGCTGGCGATCTCTACCATGAGAAAGCTACCGCTAGTTGTCGCATGAAACTCAAGAAGACTTGGACTGATGCGAATCAGGTCAAGTACTATTTGAATGTCGACTCAGTGTATAAGTATGTCGTGAAATACCGACTAGACTCGTACGCTAGAGCTGCCCTATCCCAGACTGGGCTGGACAATCCGCTTCTACTTGCATGGGAACTACTCCCTTATTCATTCGTGGTCGATTGGTTCTATAACGTATCTGGGTACCTAAAAAAGTTAAACACTTTTGATGGTTTCCAGCTCGTTAGTGGGACCGAATCGTTCCTCGAGAATTTTGGGATGACGAATCTTCTTTCAAGAACAGTTCGGTATGGCCCCAACAACTACTACGTCGTGAGCGGAGCGCAATCCTTTAAAGAGAGCCTCTACAATCGCGACGTCATGAGTTCTTGGCCAGCCAATATACCTCCAACTCTTCGCAACCCGTTGGAGAACGGGCCGATTTGGAAGGTCGCTACAAGTGCGGCTCTGCTTCGGCAGCTGTTTAAGTAGAGATTTCGTTCGAACTTTTGTTCAAACAACCTCAAGGAACTGCTCACTATGAGTGCACAAGCTGACATCGTCATCAACGATGACGCGGCGACTCCAGTCGCCCATACCTTCTCGAAGCGTGGCGCCACGATGGACCTCGCCGTTTGGAAGGACCTTTCGTCCGGAATGGACATCGGTCTCCCCATCATCACCCAGTCCCTTCGCAAGTTGGGAAAAGGTGACACGGCGTCGAACAAGACGGACGTACGCATTTACGTGCCGGTACTGGAAACGATCTCCGGGTCGGACGGGGGTTATACTCCGTCTCCGAAGGTTGCATACCAGCTGGCCGTGAAGCTCGAGTTCTGGGCTCCGGTTCGGTCTAGCCTGCAGAACCGCAAGGATCTCTTCGCTTACGTGAAGAACCTGTTGGCGGTCACGGCGGCTTCGAACCCGACGTACCAGTCGGTTGTCAACTTCGACATCCCGACTTGATGGCTGGAAGGAGATATCATGAACTCAGTTCAAGACTTCTTCTTTCGCGGCCGTGGCGTGCTGTTCCCTTACGCATGCCACGTCGCTTCGGAAATCGCCACTTCCGGTGGTGGATATGCAAGTGCATACCTCGGTATGGCAAACACGCCTTTCTCAGGAAATCTGGGAGCGATGTCTGACCTAGAGGGTGTACTTGGGTCCATTCATCGGTTGGTGGTTTCCGGCATCGAGAGTGGGGTTATTGGTTTCCCACGTGACAGAGACTGGGACCTTGAAGTCTCGGGTTTGCTCTTGCGAGTTCTCCCGTGTCTGATCCGTCCTGGCGATGTTGAAGCTGTTACCAGCGTCAATATCACCTTTGTCCTCACGGAAGCCAAGAAGCTCCAGGCACTACTGACGGCGGGGTAGAGCTATGCCTCCCCGTCGTACAGTCACTGTCGACCTTCCCATCAACGGCCGAAAGGGCGTTGAAGGTGAAGTTTTTCTTCAGTTGTGCTCCCTAAGCAACTGTCCTACCTCATTGGCAGCTAAACTGCTATATGAGGCTGGAGAGTGGTTGCAGCTTCTGCAACTTAAGATCGATCCGTTCTTCGCAGAATGGAACGGTTACTCTCCGCAGGAATTCCAACTTGGCTATCAGGTTACGGCATTCTTCTCAAAATATGTCGGTTTAGATACCGGCATAGATCTTGAGCGGGTGGCGTTTGATAAGTGGGTTGGGGTTGAAGCACGTTGTCGTAGCGTTAACAACGATTTTAGGCTGCGTTGGGATGGCAAACAAGCGTTTGACCCCCAGGTCGAGCAGATCATTGCGATTGCACGATCGAAAATACGTAGGATCCTAGGGTCCGTCACAGAAGTTGACTTACGCTACATAAAGGAGATGTGCCATTTCGGGCCCGGGGCTGACACCGACACGGAGCGCGAGTTCACCTCGCGCTTCTTCAAGTTCAGCGATCCAGGGTCTGTCACACCGGCTTGCAGCGAAATGATGTCTAGCCTCTTCGGATCCGAGTTCCTCCAATGCGACAGCATTGACGGGGACGAGGTCGAAGAGGAACCATCACGTATCTGCGAATTTCTTGAACATGCTGAGCTTGTTCGAGAAAGCCGGTTAGCCTTCGTAGCCAAGAACGCGAAGACGCACAGGTCAATTTGTGTCGAGCCGCGCTGGAATATTTTCTTCCAGTTAGGCATCGGTGCTTTGTTGACTAAACGTCTTCTTCGCTTTGGTATTGATATTACGGATCAAACCGTGAATCAACTCCTTGCGAAGCGTGCTGAGGTCTCTCGTCTTGCGACGATTGACCTTTCTTCTGCGTCAGACAGCCTCGCAATCAATCTAGTGATTGACTTGCTTGCTGATGCGGATCCCTTCTGGTTGGAGCTTCTCCTTACATCTCGGTGTACTCATACTTTTTATGAGAGAGCCGATGCCTCTTTTAGGCTTGAGAAGATTTCCTCCATGGGGAATGGTTACACCTTCCCGCTTGAGACACTCATATTTTTCTCGCTTGCCTGGGCGGCATGCGAGGTTCTTGGGCACTCTAAGAGTGTGAAGAGCGATGTGAGTGTGTACGGTGATGATATCATCGTGCCTCAAGCAGTAGCCACAGGACTTGTCGAAGCGCTTAACTGTCTCGGTTTTTCGGTTAATCCCGATAAGACCTACCTCAGCGGAGTGTTTTATGAGTCCTGTGGGCAAGACTACTACAAAGGGAAGAACGTCCGGCCTTTCTTCGTTAAAGAAGAGGTCGTCACCGTTACTCAGGCTATTACGTTCTGTAACCAGATCGCAGCTTTTAGCTGCCGTCTCATTGGTGTCCGTGGCTTTGCTTTTGGCAAAGTGTGGGATATCCGTGAGCTGGTCATACGAAGGATCCCGAAGCATCTCAGATGTTTTGGGCCTCCTGAAGCGGGTGATGGAGTAATCCATGACACGTTTGACAGAGCGCTTCCAGCCGTTCGAAGGGACCAGAATAGGTCTCTCTCCGGGTTTTGGGTCAGGTGTTTGATAGCGGTTTCCATACCAGTTTCTGGTAGGGATGGCCGTCCGATCAGGTTCCAGAAGGAGCGTGATTTCTATCCTCACTTGTTCTCAAAACTCAGCGGTGTTGTAGATACTAAGAATCTCGTTTACGCTAGAGATTCGGTATACTACAGGCTAGGCGATGTGTACTGCTTGCGGTACACTGACACCATACCAATTTAATTGGTATTCCGGCGGTTTGCGCCGGTGGAGAATCCCTTTTGGGACGTGTGGATCG